TACGTGGCGCACTAACTCGGGACATATGGCCCACGCCGCTTACGCGGCTTCTTCTCCTCCAATCATTTTAACGGGCCTTCGGCCCTTATTCGGTTCTAAAGCCCATGCCGACAGGCGTAAGTGCGTTGTCCATGTTCGGCATAGCGTGTAATATACGCTAGTGCGTATCCTTTATTCCACGCGTTTTACTTTAATGATGCTGTCGGCCGCCGCATCTTTATTCTAAACTTAAATAATGCTTCCTTCGTTCCTAAGGAAGCGCTTTACACCTATACCACGTGCCCGTCACGTCACCTGTCCCATCATTGTCTCTCTCCGATTATTTATTTCCCTATATTTATAATTACTTGCTTGCTTCGCAAGCTTCGTATCCGATTGGTCATTTATTGTATTAACGCGTATATCTACGATATACGGTCATACATATTCCGTATCAGTGTAATCCTTTTAATTATATATATTCTTCGCCTTTGGATATATACATACAAATACATACGTTTAGTATTTAATACTAATCGTATACAGGTGTTGTGTTGTTTATATGGTGGTGTTGTATATACACACCCCTTCTTTAATACATGTCCGCCAGTACGTTCTATCCCTACCAATACCATGTATCCATGGTATTATCTCCCGTATACCATTACGACATATGTTTAGTCGTAATACGGTACTTCCCATCCTCTGTGTACTGTCCGTTCCCTGTCGGTGTCTTCACCTTCCATTCCACGCCTAATTCGTATCACCTCTTCGTATAGACGTCTCCATATTTCAACGCACCTGTATATACTACGTAATACATCGAGTAATACCAACAATAATCCTATTATTGTTAATCCTATAACTACAACCGACGCACCTAGCATCTTCGGATGTCCGGTGCATCTTCCGCCTCTTCCATTGTCTTTGGCCAGCCACTCTATTTATAGAGGTGGTCTTATCGGATCCCCCCATATAAACGGTTTGCTTACCCGTTACGTAATCCGCCTTCCTTCGGAAGCCAACCGAGGTCACGTGCTTCTTTCTCTCGCACGTGATGTTCCGTTCTGAGCGCTGGGGGTAATAATAAGCCCCAGCGCT